AATTTGATAAGAATGGCGACATAGTTGGCGATCCAGCAGAAGCAACTAGATTTTTTGTTGAAGATCCAAACTTACTTGTTACACTTAATGTCCCTACAGAGGAGATTAAATTAAGTGTCAGTGAAAATTCAGAAGATATTGACACTTTAAGAAAACAACTAGATCATGTTGCAAGAGACTTCTTAATGAATATAGATTTTAGAGTATTCGGTAAAACACTAAAGCCACAAAGTGAAACAGTAAATGTTGCAAAGACAAAAGAGAAAGATATGGCAGTAGTACAAGAAGCAAGTTTAGGTTCAGCATTTGGATCTACAAAAACAAGTTATCAACCACTAGATAGTGTTAAAATTGTTGTTAAACACAGCAAGCCTGTAAATGAAGAAGTACGTGGTTCACGTAGTAGAAACATCAGCAAAATTTTTATACAAGCAAACGAAGAAAGATTTGCTTTTCCAAGTAAGAATTTAGCAGGTGCTAGAGCAATGGCAAGACACATTTATAATGGTGGTGCTATGCACGACACAATCGGTGAAAGCATTGTCAAGATGTGTGAAGATCTTAAAACTCTTAGAGGCTTTGTAGGTTATGTAAACAAGCAAGGTTTAGTAAATGAAGATAACGAAACGTATGTAACATTAGCAAAAGAACACATTGGCAATATTAGAAACACATTTAAAAAATTAAGTGGTGTAAAAACTTATGCAAACGCAGTTGAAAATATCTCTGAATTTAATAACCTTGAAATATTAGAAGATGATATTGATTTAGAAAGCAAATTTACTGAAACACATTTTGATGACAAAGTTGCAAATGCAGTTGAAACATTAAAACACCTTTCAACTAAACAAACAGCATTTGAAAGTGTTATAATGACAGCAATTGAGTCAGAAACATTTGATGGTATTAAAGATAAGTTAGCAGAAAGTGACGTAATTGACTTTGCAGATGCTAATGCTAAGTTAGGATACCAAGTTTCACAATTAAGCAATACAGCAAAAAATCAAAAATTAGCAAGTTATTTGGACAGCATAGGTTCAAAACTTAACAACGGTGGCGGCTTAGATCCATTTGAATACCGAGCAGTTAAGGCAAGTCTTTTATCAGCAGGAAACAGTAAGCCTGTTTATGCAGAAAGTTTTAATGAACTTGATAAGTATGAAGACTTTATTGGTAGTTTTGTAGAAGACGGCCAGAATTTTTCTAGCAGTATAAACACAACGACTAATTAAACTATGTAAAGTATTTGTCAACAATACTATAAAAAGGTTGACAACATGGCACAAAGAATATAAAATAAGGCACAGTAGCAGAAATGTTACGAACATGGCAAAAACATATAAGGAGAAATTATTATGGCATCTTTGGCAGAAATAAGGGCTAAATTGGCAAGCATGGAGAACAACAAAAGTTCTAGCCAATCATCAACAGGCGGCGACAACGCCATTTATCCACACTGGAATATCGACGAAGGCACTTCAGCAACATTGAGGTTCTTGCCTGACGCAGATACTAACAACACTTTTTTCTGGGTAGAAAGACAAATGATTCGTTTGACTTTCCCAGGCGTAAAAGGTGGGGATATGAAACCTGTAACAGTACAAGTACCATGTGCAGAAATGTATGGCGATACTTGTCCAGTACTAACTGAGGTAAGACCTTGGTTTAAAGATCCAAGTCTCGAAGACATGGGTCGTAAGTATTGGAAAAAAAGAAGTTACATTTTCCAAGGATTTGTAACTGAAAACCCACTTAACGAAACAGCACCTGATAATCCAATCAGACGTTTTGTTATTTCACCTCAAATCTTTAACATTATTAAATCAGCATTGATGGACCCAGATATGGAAAATCTACCAACTGATTATATGAATGGTACTGATTTTAGAGTAACTAAAACAACCAAAGGTCAATACGCAGACTACAGTACGTCTAAATGGGCTCGTAAAGAGAGAGCATTAAATGAAACTGAACTGGCGGCGGTTGATCAAAACGGTCTGTACACATTGTCTGAGTTCTTACCTAAGAGACCAGGACAAGAGGAACTACAAGCGATTGCTGAAATGTTCCAAGCAAGTGTAGACGGTGAGTTGTATGATGTTGAGAAATGGGGTAACTTCTATAAGCCGTATGGTGTTGAAGTTCCTGCATCAGCAGTAAAAGTACAAACACCAGCACCTTCAGTACAGGCAGAATCAAATGCCCCTCTGGCAGAAGCAGTTGTACCATCTTCAACTGCACCGGCAACTGAGGCTCCAGCAACAGCACCTGCACCAGCAGAGCCTGTAGCAGAAGCACCAGCACCTGCACCAGCGGCAGAAAGCGGAGAGAAACCAAGTGCGGATGATATCCTCAATATGATCAGAAATAGAACATAAGGAGACATCATGCAAAAACCATTTGATTTAACAAAGTTCAGAACGGGTATAACAAAAGGAATATCTGGCATTAGTGCTGGATTCCATGATCCACAGGATTGGATATCAACTGGTAACTACACACTAAATTACTTAATCAGTGGGGACTTCCATAAAGGAGTCCCTCTTGGTAAAGTGAGTGTATTTGCTGGAGAGTCTGGTTCAGGTAAAAGTTTTATTTGTTCTGGTAACCTTGTGAAAAACGCACAAGACCACGGCTGTCAAGTTGTATTGTTTGACAGTGAAAACGCACTTGATGAAGATTGGCTACAAGCATTAGATGTAGATACTAGTCCTGAGAAACTTCTCAAAATTAGTGTTAGCATGATTGATGATGTTGCTAAAACAATCAGTGAATTTGTAAAAGACTATAAATCTAACTATGGTGACTTACCATATGATGAACAACCTAAAATGCTATTTGTAATTGATAGTTTAGGTATGTTACTTACACCAACTGACGTAGCACAATTTGAAAAAGGTGATATGAAAGGTGACATGGGTAGAAAACCAAAGGCACTAACAGCCTTAGTTAGAAATACAGTAAACCAACTAGCACCACATCCAATTGGACTTGTTGCTACTAACCATACATACGCATCACAAGATATGTTTGACCCTGATGATAAAATCAGTGGAGGACAAGGTTTTGTGTATGCTTCAAGTATTGTAGTTGCAATGAAGAAACTTAAACTCAAAGAAGATGAGGATGGTAACAAAACTAGTACTGTACAAGGTATTAGAGCGGCATGTAAAGTAATGAAAACTCGTTACAGCAAACCGTTTGAAAGTGTACAAGTTAAAATACCATATGAGACAGGAATGAATCCTTACTCAGGTATTTTAGAATTGCTAGAAGCAAAAGGTATCGTTACAAAAACTGGTAATAAACTTGAATATACATCACCTGTTACAGGCGAGATTATTAAAGAGTTTAGAAAGCAGTGGACTGAAGAACGTTTACAAGTAGTTATGGACGAGTGGAATCAGATTCCAGAAATAGCAAATGATGAAGATCTAAGCGATTTGGTAGATGACGAAACTTTAGTTGATGAACCAGAGGAGTTAAATGATGAATCCTGATATTAGTTTACTATTAGAATTATGGGATGGTATGAAAACATACATTCCTGTAAAAGATAGAATTCAGGCCGCAGAACATTTAGTTAGTTTAACTGATGAGCATTTAGACTTAGCAGATCTAGAAGACTATCTAGAAATGTTTGATTCAGTAATGAAAGCCGCAATTAAGAGTCATTATGGTCATGAAGATGACGATGATGATTCAGATGACTGGGATTAAGTATGGCAGGTTGGTATAATTCAGTAGTAGATGACTTAGGAAAGATTGTTGACTCAATTGAGTACTTCGAAAATGAACTAGAAGAAGCCAAGTACGAATGCGGAATTAAAGGCAGTCTAGAGAAATCTAGTTCTGCCTTACCTGGCATTACAGAACATCGCTTTAACCAGTTACAAGAAATAGAAGCAATACTAGAACACTTAAATATAGAACTTCGCAGAGAACGTTCTAAAATATTTAGGAAATATCTAGAGAACTACAACAGAACACTTAGCAGTAGAGATGCTGAAAAGTTTGTTGATAGTGAGGATAGTGTTATTACTCTAACACACCTTTGCAACCAATATGCTCTTTTGAGAAACAAGTACTTGGGTATTATGAAGGGACTTGACACTAAGCAGTGGCAAATAGGACACATTACACGCCTTAGAACTGCTGGTATGGAAGACATAGTTATCCAGTAAAATCAACGACTTACAAAAAAGGTTGACCATGAGTACAAATGATGCTAATATACATACTCTCAAAGATTGGTGTAGGAGCCAAGATATGGTTCATATTGAACTTCATGGACAAATCAAAAACAAAACAATGGTACAAAAAATTAGCGAATTGCTAATTGAGAACCTTTGTCCAAAATTACGCAGGGTAGTACAAATTGATGTAAACTTTGTGACTGCTTGTGAAGACCAAGTAGGTGGTTTTTGTTGGGGTGATAAAAGTAGTATACAGATAGAAGTTGCAAGAACTTCTAACGGACATCGGTACTCTTATGAGGAAATGCTAATAAATCTTACACATGAATTGATTCATGCAAAGCAATTTATACTAGGTGAAATTAAGCCTTCTTTAACAACATGGAAAAGAAGAGATTACTCAAAAACACCTTATAGCCAACAACCTTGGGAACGTGAAGCCTACTATTGGGAAGAACGGTTGTACCAAAAATACTTCAAAAAAATACTTGACCTTTAAATGGTTATTGTTTATAATAAACTTTTAATGGAGTAATCTTATGGCCACTCATGCTATGATAGACATAGAAACACTAGGCACAGAGCCTGATTGTGTTGTATTATCTGTTGGTGCCTGTAAGTTTAATCCATACAACAATGAAGAGCCACATGCTAGGACATTATGGCGTCCTAGTGCAGATACACAAATTGATTCAGGAAGAAGTGTATTAGAAAGCACACTTGAATGGTGGGCAAAATTACCACAGCATATTCAAGACGAAGCATTTAGTGAAGAAGGCCGAATACCACTAGAGCAATTCTTTAAGGAACTTAATAAGTATCTTGTTGGGTGTGATAAAATATGGTGCCAAGGTCCACAGTTTGATATGGTGATCCTAGAGAACCTTTACAAGCAATTTGACCATCACAGAAATTGGGCATTTTGGCAAGTACAAGATTGTAGGACTATATTCAATATGATGCCTGCAGATCCTCGTAAAGCAATACAGCAAGATTTACATGATGCTAGTGCTGATGCTTACTTTCAAGCGGTATGTGTACAGCAAACTTTCGCACATTTTACTGTTTTAGAGAGGTAAAAATTGCCAGAAAAAATGGTATATTCTATAAACTCTAGTAAAAACAGTAACTTACAGCAGTAAAAAAATCCAAAAAAAGTGGTATAAAAGGTTGACCTTTTGCCAAAAATCCGTATAATAGTATATATTAGTTAAACAAAAAGGGGACTTATATATGACTAACTTCGTAAAAATAAAGCAAGGTACTTACAGAAAGAATACTATTGAAAATACTGTATTCCCAATCGTAAAACCTTTAAACATTGGTAAAAAAGGTGCGTTTATTACTGTCGATGGCACAGATGTGTTAGGCGATCAGTTTAGTAAAATCCGTGTTCTTATTGAAAATCCTACACAGGATATTGAATATGTAACTAATGGTGTTTACAACGAACAACCCAAAATTGATAACACTCCAAAAGATGAGGAATCAGACGAAAAAGCAATTGAGCGAATCCGTGAACGTTTTGATATCTTGGATCGTATGACTCATGCTGTAGCAGAAGGTACAGTACGTGGTATGATTGTAAGTGGCCCTCCTGGTGTTGGTAAGTCATTTGGTGTTGAAACAGTTCTTGAGGACTACGACATGCTAACTGAAGTTGCTGGTAAGCCACAACGGACTGAAGTTGTAAAAGGTTCGGTTACACCAATTGGTTTGTATCAAACTCTTTTTAATAACTCCGACAAAGGTAACATTCTAGTATTTGATGACTGTGATAGTGTGCTGTTTGATGAAGTATGTTTGAACATGCTGAAGGCCACACTCGATTCAGGTGACAGACGTTACATTACTTGGAAGTCAGAATCTAATGCACTTCGTAGAGAAGGAATACCTGATAGGTTTGAGTTCAAAGGTGGTTGTATCTTTATTACTAACGTTGACTTTGAAAACGTTCGTTCTAAAAAGATTAAAGATCACTTAGCGGCTCTTATGTCAAGGTGTCACTACTTAGACTTAACCATGAACTCTTCGAGAGATAAGTTCTTAAGAATCAAGCAAATTGTCAAAGACGGTATGCTAGAAAAATACAAGTTTGGTGAAGAAGGCGATAAAGAAATTGTTGACTTCATGATTGATAACACTGACAAACTTAGAGAGATATCTTTAAGGATGGTTCTTAAGATCTCAGACCTCAGAAAAATGGATTCTGAGAACTGGAAAAGTTTAGCCAGAACTACTTGTATGAAAGGAGTCATCTAAGTAAATATATTTACTAACGTGTTCCCCGGTGCTCTAACGTTAGTCATCCCCTTTAATGGAGCACCACGAAGCCCGGACCCCCTCCGGGCTTCACCTTTTAAAAAAGTTAAAAAAATACTTGACTTTTGGCCTATATGTAGTATAATTACTTTTAACAAATATATATGGAGATAAAATGACCCCAGAAGATAAAAACTTTCATTTAAACTTTAGTCCGTTGTACTTTGCATTTGCATTCATGATTTTAATGTTATGTGCAAGTGAGGTTAAAGCAGATGAAATTGAAGAAGTAATTGTAACCGCTCAACAAGAGGAAACTGTGGTAGCAAATCCTGTTACATCAGGTAGCCTTATTGGTGCAATACAAGAAGACTTCACATACCCACAAGGCGGTTATGGTGGCTTTGTAGGCTACAATGAGCGAGGTGCTCAAACAATACATACATCAGTTTATGTGAATGGTATACCAGCAAACGGTACAGGCAGTGGTTGGTATGACTTTGGGCATGATTTTGCAAGTGGACAAACTGTAAAAGTTATTTCGGGTACAAACGGAGTTGTGTATGGCTCAGGTAGTATTGCTGGTGCAATACTTATTACCGATACAATTGATAGTGGTTTAACAGTAAGGCTCGAAGACGGTATACAATTTGCCAGAGTTGCACCTACTGATTCAATTGAATTTAGTATGCTTGATAACAGTATGGGTAGTGTGAGAAATGATAATGATGAAAAAGACAACTACAAAAACAAAACTGCAAGGTTTGATATTGATGCTGGAGATTTTAATCTAGTAGGCAAATATACAGATTACAAATATGATTATGACAACTGTTATACTTCAAGTTTGTCTCAAAGCAATGACTGTTTACAAGACGGCGAACGTTACAATGTTGCTATTAGAAACGACCTACTAACATTAGGTAGAGCATACGAAAAAGCAGAATACTTTACTGAAGGTGATTCAACATACGTGAATGAAAACTATAGAGACTTTGTTAGAGTTGGTAAGCAAATGTTCCTAAGTAATAAATTAAATGTTACATACGGTCTAGATGCAGAACAGCAACACTATAAAACATCATCTCCTTATAGTTCAAACATATATGAAGATGAGAACTTTGCTGTATTCATGTCTGCTAATGCTGACTTTGTAATGAGTTACAACTTTGGATTTAGACTAGGTAACGATGATCAAAATGCTCTTAGACTTGGTATTGAAAATGGACCATGGTATTTTAACATTGGTGACAGTTTTAGAAAACCTAACTTGTATGAAAAGTTTGGTGATGCCTATGTCGATGGCGACGAAGATCTAAAGCCTGAAGAAGGTATTGGATATGAATTAGGCTTTGGCGTTATGAGTTTATTTAGATATGAGTTCGATGAAACAATTGAGTATGTAGCAGGATATTCTACTACTGTAGTTGTAGAACCAGAAGTAAGTGTAACAGATCCTGACACAGGTGAAGTTACTGTAACACCTGCTGTAACAGAAGATGTGTACACAAATGCCACGTACGCAAATGGTGGTGATTACATCACACAAGGTTTTAGATTTGCTAATAACTTTGGACCAGTGTATTTAAGTTTAAAGTATACAGATACTGAACAACCTAGAGTACCAAAAATATCAGGTGCTGTACAATACAGTAAAGATGTTTATGGTGTAAATCTTAGAATTAAGTATGCAGTACAACTAGATAGAGAACCTAGTCAATATGATGTACTACCAGAAGGACAAACAAAGTTAGATGATCTTAAGAAGTTAAATTTTTATGCTACTAAAGATTTCAATAACGGATTTGTTTTATCGTTTAAGGTAGAAAATATCACAGACGAAGATGTTGAAGTAGTTCCTTTCTATGGAGTTGAAGGTACTGAATATTATTTGACATTAGGCTATAAGTGGTAGTATAATAAATTATGGGTAAATGTGTTTTAGAAATTAGAGACGAAGTAAATGTTCGTTTCACAGGACTTGATGTTAAAACAAGGCGTAAAATTTCAGATGAAGTAAAATACTTTTTACCTTATGCCTATCATATGCCTGCTTATAAATTGGGCAGATGGGACGGCTGTATTAGATATTGTGATATAGGCGGTAGAACATATTTTCATTTATTAGAAAGATTACTGCCTATTGTTACTGGTGACGGATACGAAATAGAAGTAGTTGACAACAGAACAAAATGGGATTTCAGTTTTACTTCTGTAAAACAAGATAGTTATAGTCACGTAACTTGGCCTAAAGGTCATACTGTAGCAGGAACACCAATTCAGTTAAGAGATTATCAAGTAGATATTGTAAATAAATTTTTAGAAAATCCACAATGTTTACAAGAAATTGCCACAGGTGCAGGTAAAACTCTTGTTACAGCAGTACTTAGTGAAAAATGTGAGGAGTACGGCAGAACAGTAGTTATTGTACCTAACAAAGATCTTGTTGTGCAAACAGAAAAAGATTACAAAAACTTAGGACTTGACGTAGGTGTCCTTTATGGCGACAGGAAAGAGTATGACAAAACACATACAATTTGTACATGGCAAAGTTTAGCAGTATTAGAAAAGAAAACTAAGTCATATGAAGCAGAAGTAGACATTGATGTATTCTTAGATAACGTTGTTTGTGTAATGGTCGACGAAGTTCATAAGGCAAAAGCAGATGTATTACAAAAACTTCTTAGCGGAGTGTTTGCCAATGTCCCTATTAGATGGGGACTAACTGGCACTATACCAAAAGACGAACATGAAGCAATTGGTTGTTTGGTGAGTTTAGGCCCAGTTGAAGGTAAGATGAGCAGTAAAGAATTACAGGATATGGGTGTACTAGCAGATTTAGATATTACTATTCTACAACTACAAGATGGAATGATGGGATTCAGCACATACGCACAAGAACTTAAATGGTTAGTTACAGACCCAAAAAGAATAGATCAGTTAAGTAACATTATCTCAGGCTATGCTAATAACGGTAATACACTAGTTCTTATAGATAGAATTGCTACAGGAGAAATGTTAGCAGAAAGAAATAAAGATTGGGTTTTTGTAAGTGGGTCTATGAAGACTCAAGATAGACAAGATGAATATGCAGAAATCAGCGAAATGGATAATAAAGTCATTGTTGCTACATACGGTGTAGCGGCAGTAGGTATCAACATACCAAGAATATTTAATCTTATAATGTTGGAACCAGGTAAGAGTTTTGTGAGAGTAATACAAAGCATTGGAAGAGGTATTAGAAAAGCACAGGATAAAGATTATGTCAATGTGGTTGACATAACGAGTAATTTAAAGTATAGTAAGAGACACTTGACTAAAAGGAAAGCCTTTTACCGAGAGCAGAATTTTAGACATACAGTAACTAAAGTGGAGTATAAATGAAAATATTAACAATAGAAAATGATACATACGATATAGATTGTGTACCAGATGAGATAGATGACATACGATATTGTGTTCTTGATGGCGGCGATCCAGAGTGGGTAGACTTTTTCTTCTTACCATTAATATTTTTAGAAAGTTTCTATGCACCTGCAATTTGTTTGCAGATAGGAGAATATAAAATTCAAATGCCTATGGATTGGAGTGTATTGTTATGTGACGAAGAATTAGATGGTATAGAGGTAATTCCTTTAGCAAGTTTAAATAATCGAGGTTTTAGGGTTTTAGCAATGAATCCATTTACATCAAAAATACCTGGTAGTGAAGAAGTTAGTATTACAAACGTATATCAAGATGTAAAATGGTTTTTTCCAAAACTTAAAAATGGACATTTATTAGCAATACCTCTTGAAGATGGCCCTAACCCTAAATGTGCATACTTTGTAAAAGATGCAAATAAAGTTAAAGATTTTGAAATAGGCGATTTAATGTAATGTTTGAAATATTATTTTGGAGTTTAATTGTAATTACATGGGCGTCAGTAGGCTTACATGTAATAAAAGAGTTTGTGAGAAATCACATAGAATAGGAGAATAAAATGATAGAACCAAGTATTAACAAACCTAGTCTATTTAGAAGAACTGTAATGGGACTTGTAAATGGCTGGAGACGTGTAATGGATGTGAGATTTAATCCATTAAGAGTAATCAAAGACCCAAGTTTACAAACATACTTTATGCTAGTACTGTTTACTGTATGGAGTGTGTTCTTTGGCTTCTTAGCGGCAAACTATCTAGGGTTCTTTAACTACAATACAGTTATAAGTATCTTTATTCATGTTGCTGTATTGTTACCACTAGCATTCACCAATGCAATCTTTGTTGATGCAGAACGTGATGGGCATAAATGGTTAAAAGAATGGAAAGCAGAGCAGAATAGATATACTATTATAACAAACAGACTGAGAAAGAAAAACTTAGTTATGTGGGATCCAAACAAGGAGGCATGATGAGAAGTATATGGGATTTTATTGTGAAACACGAGTTTTGGTTTACCATACTACCAGTGATTGGTTTATATATTGGTGAATACCTAACTCGCACAGATTGGATGGGTGGTCTCGGATTTTTGTTATTTTTAATTGCAATAACACGATTAGCATCACATCCAATGTGGAAAAAGGATAAGGAGGCGTAATGGCAATATCAGATGAAATGAGAGAACAACTTGAAATGGTTGTTCAGTATGGTGACCAAATAAAAGCAATGTTCAAAGAACAAGATGACGTTGACTATGAGATTGGTGACTACGATGAACCTATCACACAACTGTTAGGTCATATGAATGAAGTAATGGAAACAATTGACGGAGGTTGGTAAAAATGTCAAAAAGAAAATTTAGAATAGAAGGCGGAAGATACGGAGGAGAACTTGTTTTAGGAGAAGTTAATCCAATATTTGCAAGTTATTATGCAGAACTAGATGATACTAGTGAACTTATAGATGCAGTATTAGAATCAGAAGATTGGGAAGAAGGAGATGATAATTCAGATGCATTATTAGATCCTGAAGGTCCACCTCATCCTGCACTACCAGGTGAAGATTTTTATATGTGGGAAAACGATGAATTTGAACACATTAATAGTGCCTACGCAGATGGAGGCTTTACAGTATATGAAGTTCCGGCAGATGGTTCCGATGATTGGGACTACGAAAATGAAGTATATGAAGGAGAAGCAATTCATGTTTATGGCAGAGAAGGCGGCCTCTTTAATACCGATGAAGAACCGGAAGTAATCAATGAAGAAGATGAAGACGGCAACAAATATGTGCCTGTTTTAATGTTCCACAGTTGTGAGAAAGGTTCTTTTGGTGCTTGGTTTGTAGAAACAGATGGCGAAGATTTTGATGAGTTTAAATTAGGTATGGGTGTAGTAGAAACAAATTTAGGTGAATTTGTTGATGCTGTATTTTACAATAAAGTAGAATTAGACTGTGATTACGATTACAATGACACTACCGGTAAAAGTTATGATGCACAAGTAGGTTGGTTAAATACTAAGTGGCATGACAGTCAAGATCTTATTCATGAAAACTTAGATGAATACCTTGCAGAGTTTGACGATAATGCAGAATGGGAAAGAGAAAATAGATGAAAAGAATTTTAATTTGTGGTTTACCTGGTTCAGGTAAATCTACTCTAGCAAAACGTCTTGTTGAAACATTAGGTAATGCAATGTGGCATAATGCTGATGATATCAGGGAACTTTTTAATGATTGGGATTTTTCGCCGCAAGGTAGAGAAAGACAAATGAAAAGAATGACCGATTATTGTTTGAAAACTGTAGGTAATGGTAATTATGCTGTTGCTGATTTTGTTTGCCCTACTAATGAATTAAGAAGAAAATTTAATCCTGAGTATGTAATATGGATGGATACTATTGAAGAAGGTAGATTTGAAGATACAAATAAAATTTTTGAAAAACCAGATGCAACTATTAATGTAGATGTTGTAATTAGAAAAGAAGATTGGTGGACTCAAGAAGCAGTAGAAAAAATAGCAAGGCTAATTGCTGTAGATATAAAAGACCCTAATTTTCATCCTAAGAAACCTACTACCCAAATGCTAGGGCGATTTCAACCATTTCATGAAGGTCATAAAAAGTTATTTGAAAGAGCATTAGCAAAACATGGCCAAGTGGCAATACTGGTCAGAGACATGCCTTTAAGTGATAGTAATCCCTGGACCCCTGAAGATATTTGTGAAAATATAGAACAAGAACTCTATGAACATGCAGGTAAATTTAGGTGCTATCCTGTGCCAAATATTATGAATATTACTTACGGCAGAGGCGTAGGTTATAAGATTGAAGAGGAAGTTCTCGATGAGGAAACACAACAAATTAGTGCAACTAAGATTCGAGAGCAGATGAGAAAGGATGGAGAACTATAACCATCCTGCTTATACAAGGTATCCACATTTGAAACCATTACCCACTGAAGCAGAATATACAGATTGGGTTAAATGGTTTGCTTGGAAACCTGTAACTTTGCTTTCTGGAAAGAAAGTATGGCTACAAAAAATATATAAAAGAGAAAGGACGGTACAATGGGTACCTCCTACTTTCCCTGAAGGATCGTTTGATCGTATTGAATATTCTACTTGGGAAGACATAATGGAAAACAAATTTAAATAAGGAAAACAAAATATGTATCAATTTACAAGTGAAAGTGTCAGTGAAGGGCATCCAGATAAAATAGCAGACTTGATATCCGATAAAGTAGCAACATACTTGCTGAATAATGAAATTAATAATAGGACAGCAATTGAAACGTTAGTTACAACCAATATGGTTACATTGGCAGGAGAATATAAAACTAATATAGAAGTTGATAATAACTACATAGACGAAATCGTTAGACAAACAGTTAAAGAAATAGGTTACGAACAAACAGGGTTTCATTGGAAGAATTTAAAAATCTATAATGAACTACATGGCCAAAGCGAAGACATTGCATTAGGTACAGACTCATTTGGGGCAGGCGATCAAGGAATAATGTTTGGATATGCATGTAATGAAAATGAACATTACATGCCATCACCACTAATATACTGTCATAAAATTTTAGAATCTTTAAGTGATAGTAGAAAAAATGATTCTGAATATAGCATTATTAGACCAGACAGCAAAGCACAGATAACATTTAACTATGCAAATACAGGCGAACCTATCGACATTGATAAAGTATTAGTTAGTACTCAACACAGCGAAGATAGTACACAGGATCAAGTAAAAGAACTAGTTCACAAAACAATTAGTAAAGTAGTACCAAATGAATTACTAAAAAATGCTGAGTACTTAATAAATCCAACTGGTAGATTTGTTATCGGTGGACCAGATGGAGATACTGGACTTACTGGAAGAAAAATTATTGTTGATACTTATGGAGGAGCCGCACCTCATGGTGGCGGAGCATTTAGTGGTAAAGATCCTTCTAAAGTTGATAGAAGTGCGGCTTATATGGCTAGATGGATAGCAAAAAATATTGTTAAACGATATAATTTTAAGAATGTATTAGTTCAAATAAGTTATGCTATAGGAGTTGTGCAACCAACATCATTAGTAATCTTTACTGATGGTAAGATAAATGAAAATATAATCCAACAGGTAAAAGATCAAGTAGATTTATCTCCGTTAGGTATTATACAAAGATTTGGATTAGGTTGTCCTACACCACTAGACATTAGTACTAACTATGGACATTTTGGTAAAGATCATTTACCATGGGAAAGAGATGATTTATAATTTAAAAGATATTATACGCACAGTACCTGACTATCCTATACCAGGAATACAGTTTAGAGATATTACAAGTATTACAGATAATGCCGACGCATTTAGTAGTACAATTATACAATTATCAGTTGCTACAGCAAAATTTAATGCTAACACTATAATTGGTATTGAAAGTAGAGGATTTGTTTTTGGAGCACCAGTTGCCGCAAAATTTCATTTACCGCATATACTTGCTAGAAAACCTAGCAAATTGCCTAACGAAACATTTAGTAAACCCTTTAAATTAGAATATGGAGAAACAGAAATACATATACAAAAAATTTCTCCTATAAAAGGTAATGTTGTAATTATAGATGACTTGATTGCAACAGGTGGTACTGCTATTGCAACAGCAGACTTAGTTCATGAAAATTGGGGTATACCAAAAGAACATATTCTAATACTTGCAGTAATAGATCTACCAGACCTTAAAGGAAGTACTATTATTAAAGATCAAGGATACAATGTCGAAACACTTATAGAATTTGATGGAGAATAAAATATTGCTAATAGGTTCTCCTAGAACGGGAGGACATAGTGTATTAGAAAACTTAACAAGCAATGAACATAGAAACTTTGGCGAAATTTTATTTTGTAAAGAACAAGAAGATTGTAAAAGTATTATCGAAAGTAGAATACAAGAATATAATTTAAGCAAAAAATGTATAGCAAAAGTTATACCCGGCCAAACACCATTTGATAGAAAATTTATTAAACGACAATGTTTTAAATTATGTGAAATGGCAGATACACTATATTATACTCAACGAGAGTCGATAACAGATCAAGTAATTAGTTATGCAGTAGCATGTAAACAATTTGATATCAATGATGTTAGTCCATGGAGATCTAATAGAAAGTTGTATAGCGAACAGTTA